GGTCGAGTTCAACTCAATACAGCAACACGACAGGAGTCGACCCCACCCTACTCGAGCGTTTCCCAACTCCTCGAGGGGCGTACCAGAGCGTTCTTACGCTCCACATCGAAGCCCCCGAGTTCACTTCACTGTGTCCGCTGACTGGACAGCCTGACTTCGCAACCATCGTCATCGACTATCAGCCGGCGCAATGGTGCGTCGAATCGAAGTCGCTGAAGCTGTACCTGTTCAGCTACCCGTCTCAGTCGTCCTCTGACGGTACGCCGGATGAAATTCTGGCGTATCATTGGCCTTCGGGTGAATGGTCATACGCGCAAGTCGCGCATGAGTTAATTTACACGGGCGCGGTTCAGGCATCGCTCACGATTGATGACCTTTCATCGCTTTCCGGTTCGATTGATGGCTTGATTTATCCGACTGACTCACTGTTTTATGCGGGGTCCGGCCAGTTGCTTTTCGGCGGATTCAACATTCTTCATCAGCAGGGCTTTTTTACGGGCGCTAATCTGCAAGCGACAATCGAGACAGGCGACAACCAGGCATTTCCGGGACGCAAAGCCATGGTGCGCGGTGCGCGGCCTATGGTTGAAGGTACGAACGTCACGCCGCAACTTGCGCTGAAATATCGGGATTTGACAACGACAGCGCATAGCACTGGTTCTGCCGTCACGGCGAACTCCAACGGCTATTGCACCTTTAGAACGAATGCCCGCTATCACCGCTTCGTCATGACCATTCCCGCGTCAAGCACTTGGGACAGGGCCTTGGGCATTGATGACATTAAAGTCTCGGCCATGGGTGCGCGGTGACGATCGACCGGAAAATTCTCCGTGCCCTGAAAATTGCCGGAAACACTCACACGGTTGATGACATAGACAAGGCGTTGGCCGAAGGGCTGATGCAGATTTGGAACAATGACGGCGCTGTGGTGGTGACGGAACTAGTCAACTTTCCTCAGTACAATGTCATAAGGGTTTGCCTTGCCGCTGGCGATTTGGACGCGGTGATGGCCTTGCAGCCTGCAATTGAACAGTTTGGCCGGGAAAACGGCGCAACCAAGATGAACATGACGGGACGTGAAGGGTGGGCGGCTGTGCTTCCAAAGTACGGCTGGAAACAGGACCGCCGCGTGATGTTTGAGAAGGATATTTGAAATGGCTGGCACTCAGGGTTCAAGCTATTCCAGTTCGTCAAAGGCTGCGGCTGGCAACAAGCAGACAACGGCCAATCTCAAATCTGGCCTGAATGCATCTGGGTCTTCAAAGACAAATTCCGGATATGGCAACAAGTCAGCTTCGGCGTCGGTGAATGCTGCTGCGGCTGCTGCGGCCAGGACGGCTGCTGCAAGGGCGGCGACGGCTTCCACGCAGCGCACTGGATCAAGCCAAAGCGGTTACGGGTCCTCCCGTCCCGCTACTGCAAATGTGAACGCTGCTGCGGCCCGTGCTGCCATGATGAATAACCAGCGTCAGGCAGGCATTACGCAGAGCTACGGCGGCAAGAGCGATGCTTTCGGTGCCAATCAGACGGTTTCCAAGGGCGTCAATTTATCGGCTGGCGATATGATTTCTGGAGGGTATGGCGCTTATAGGAACCCCTCAGCAGGCTTGGCGATGGCTGCACGTCCGAACACGACTGTTGCCAATAAGGGCGTGAACCTTTCCTCCGGTGACCTTTTGGCGGGCGGATATGGTCAGTATCGGCAGGCTCCTTCCATGCAGTCCACGCCGCAGACGGCGGGCGGGGGCTGGAATGACCTTGCGGGCCTTCAGGCTGCTGTTTCCGGGATGCAACCCACCTTTGGCAATATCGTAGCAGGAACGCTCCGCAGCCCGCTTGGTAAAGTCACGTCAAACGGTGAAATTGGGTCGATTGCCTTGAACGGACAGGGCGTTCCTGAACAGCAGTTTGCCAATGCGGGCTATGGTCAGATTCCCTCGCAAATCGCGCAGATCAATTATGGGCAGACGCCCGTGGTCAAAGACATTTCGCGCCTTGCGTCCGCTCCGGACATTCCGTTCACTGACAGCTATTACATGAATAAGACGCAGCTTCCCGCTGCCCGGTATGCCGACATTCAGCAGGGGCAGGGCGTGCCGTCCATTGATAGCGTTCCAAGCCTGCCGAACTATTCAGCGCCCGTTTCTGTGGCGAATAGAGAGCCTACGGCTTACGATCCGGCCTCTCAGGTCGCTGCGTACCAGAACCCGGCGAGGGCATTCCCAAGCCGTTCTGTGCCCCCGCAAACGGCATCCCTCGCAAGCCCCATGTCGGGCAATGGGCAGACCTTCCGCAGTCCTGCCAGTGCAGCGCAGTATAACCGTGCAATGACGGGCCTTCTTGGTGCCCCAACACGGGTTGCTGAGGCCCCGGCTAGTTCGTCAGATCCGGGCGCGACAAGCGATTATGGCCTGTATGACCAGCCGTCCACGCCGACGCAGAAAGTCAGGGGCGCGGTGGAGGGCTACATCGGCAATAAAACTGCATCGCTTAAGAAGGCTGGCGACTATGTGAACGGCTTGCTTGGTGGCTCTGGTTATAATGACCTTTACGGAAACAGTAATCAGAGCAATCCAAACGCCCGCGACGTTCTCAATACGGAACATGAAAAAGTGCAGCAGGCTGCCGCTCAAGCGGTTGCAGCAGGGGGAGGACCAATGGTTTCCGCTGCCGCAAACTCACCGGAGTTCAAAGCACTCAATCCGGCAGATCAAAAAACAGTCCTTGATTACATCAGGCAAGGCATGACGCTAGAGCAGGCTCTTGCCAAATTGAAGTCTGGCACAGGGGCAGGCACGGGAACGGGCGGAAACGTAGTCACTCCCGCCGTCTATTACCCGCAGTACTACTCCACGTGGGCCGGACTGCCTTCAGGACAGCGTTATGGCTAAGAATGACCGCACCCTGATTGCAGGGCTTCTGCTCCGCTTCTTTCCGACGCTCGAAGGTGCCACGTCCTCCGACTGGCAGACGTTCCTTGACGGCTACACGGGACTGGAAACGCCTGACGACATGCAGAACGGTGAAGCGTTTGACAGATGGCGCAAGGCTCTTGCCGACAACCACGGGCTTCCGGTGTGGGGTATTTCGCAAGAGGACGCTGACGCAAAGAAGGCGCGATTTGAGGAACTGCTTGCGGATGAGAATGACCGTCGCGCCAAGCTCGGTGACACGCTCATTGAACTGAAGGCGGAAGCGCCTGGTGAGGCAGTCGCACGATGACCGTTCGGGAGTACATGCATCTTCCGCCGCCGCAGACGTTTTCAAGTTTTGCGGACGTTACGGCATATGCCCGCAGACTTTATGATGGCGTGTTTCGCGCCCGTCAGGGCAAGCTGGACGCTATCACTGAGGTGACGCTCACCGCAGGAGCGACCACGACCACGTTGACCGACATTCGTTTGAGCAATCAATCGGTGGTGTTGTTTGACCCCAAGACGGCCAACGCCGCTGCCGAACTTGCGGCGGGCACAATGTACGTTCTGACAGCCAATCGCGGGACCGGATCGTGGGTCATTACTCACGCAAACGCGGTTTCCAGCGATAGGTCATACCAAGTCCTTATAATCGGGTAATTGGCGCTTCCTCAATGGCCGCGCAGGCTTTGAAACAGCGTCTTCAACGGACCATCCAAGTTTGTTTATTCTGTTGTAAACAGACTCTTTTCTAAGGCCATTTAGCGTTGCCCATTCCGGTAGGTTCTTGGTTACGCCATCAATAGTCACAAGTTTGGGCCAGCAACTATTCATTGCCTGCTCTTTCTTTGATGCCCAACGGCAATTTCCGGGTTCGTAGCCCTTTAAATTATCAATTCTGTCTAGCGTGTAAGTGCGCGGACAATCGCCCATGTGTTCATAAAACGCAGTGAATGAATTTCGCCATTCATCGCACATCACAATCCCGCGCCCACCATACTTTTCATAAGCCGGATGCTTTGGATTGAAGCAACGGTCCTTTGCTTTCATCCAAGACCGAAACTCTTTTGAAGAACTCATCCCGTGGCTCTTGTTGAGCGCGGCCATTCTTTCACGCTGCCA